GATTCCAATGCAAATTCAACTTCGCCCTCATCAAGAACGTGGTGTTGCTGCTATGCAGAAGCACAACAAAGGTCAACTGATTGTTCCTACTGGGGGAGGAAAAACTCTCAAGATGATCTATGATGCTTTGCGCGAGTTGCAGTCTGAAACTCCCCAGACCATTGTTGTTGTTGCTCCTCGCATTTTGCTTGCTGAGCAGCTGTCTTCTGAGTTTCTTGAGTTCATCACTAATGCAGAAGTGATGCACGTTCACAGTGGCGAAACTCACCACTTCAGCACTACTAAACCTGCTGACATTGTTGTTCACACTGGTGCCTGTATTGCTGCTGGTAAGCATCAACTCATCTTCACAACTTACAACTCCCTGAATCGTCTGCAAGCAGCAGAGATTGATGTAGATACGATCTACTTTGATGAGGCACATAACAGTGTTCAGCGTCACTTTTTCCCTGCTACTGAGCACTTTGCTGCTAACGCACGTCGCGCTTACTTCTTCACTGCTACCAGGAAAACATCACTCACTCCATCTAAACCTGGAATGAACGATGTTGATGTCTATGGCAACATCATCTGTCGCGTTTCTGCTCCAGAACTTGTTGATGGGGGATACATCATTGCTCCCAAAATTGTAGCGAAGAAGTTTGATGTGCTTGCACCAAAGCAGGTAACTGCTGAGTGTGATAGTAGCAATCTAACTGAAACTCTTGATGACATTGATTGCAAGAAAATCCTGGTCTGTGTTAAGTCTGCGAAGCAACTTATCAACCTGATGTCACATACTGACTGTGCTGCTCAACTACATCAGCGTGGTTACTCTTACCTTTACATCACCTCAAAAACGGGGGCGATTATTGATGGTAAGAAAGTCAATCGTGAGGTATTTTTTGACACTCTCAACGCTTGGGGTCGTGACCCTAACAAGAAGTTTGTTTGTCTCCATCGCTCTATTTTGAGTGAGGGAATTAACGTCAGTGAATTAGAGGCGGTGGTCTTTCTTCGCAATATGGATGTGATTGAGATGACCCAAACTATCGGTCGTGTTCTTCGCCTTGGTGGCAAAGAAAAGGTCTGGGGTCTATGTGTGGTGCCTGTCTATTCCAAAGTTGGAGTATCCACAGAGAGAGCACTTCAGCGAGTTGTTGATGCTGTATTTGAGAAGGGTGAGATGCTTGATAGTGTTGTGAGGAGGTAAATAGTGTGTGGGCAGCAACAGTAAGTCTTGGCGGATTGGTTGCGTAAGTCCCACTTTTATGCTATAAATACTAATAGTCAACGCCAAGACTTACGATGAAAGAATACTACACCTACGCATATTTGCGTGAGGATAGAACACCCTACTACATCGGTAAGGGTAAAGGGAACAGAGCATATGTAGACCATAAAGGTTATGTTTTTGTTCCTCCAGAAGATAGAGTTTTAATCCTCAAACACTTCGATAATGAAGAAGACTCATTTAAGCACGAAATCTACCTAATTCGTGTGTTTGGTAGGAAAGATTTAGGAACTGGTATTCTTTGGAACAGGACTAATGGTGGTGATGGAACTTCGGGAGCAATTCTTACAGAAACAACAAGAAGTAAAATGTCTCAAAGTAGACTTGGTGAAAAAAACCACTTTTATGGAAGAAAACACACCCAAAAAAGTATAAGCAAAATGAAGGAAAGTCTTAAAGGTAGGACACCACCAAACAAAGGAAAGTATGCGCCAGAAGAGAGTGTATCACCTCACGCTCTTTATATGAGAGAATGGAGAAGGAAACGAGCAGAGGAAAACAAACCTTACAGGTGAGGCGCTGAGTCTCACCTGAGACTCACTGAGATCCCAGTATCCATCAGGGTCAAAACCCTGATTTTTTTGCAATTCTACCTGAAGGGTGTCATAGGTCATCCACCACATCTAAATTGACGATTTTTTGGAAAGTGTAACTTATGCCAGCATCTTGGGATGGAAAAACAACTCTACCAAGTTCTTGGTATCTGTGTCAAACTGAGCAGTGGGCAAGATTTCGTTACTGGTATTGGAATGAAGTTATTGCTCCTGCAGTTTGCTGCGATGGTTACATTGTAAAATGTACTTATTGTGGTTGGAGAGGACCAAGAACAAAAGAAAAGTATTTTTGTTTGGATCACATTATTCCATACGTTGAAGCACCACACCTTGCATTTGACGTTGAAAACATTGCTATTGCATGTAATCATTGCAATAAGAAAAAAGGAAACAATCTCTGGAGAGTATAATGAAAGAAGGATTTATTGTGGGTAAAGGAAACTATGCAGCTGTGCCATTTGGAAATCAACTAATGATCATTCACAACGGACAGCAACTCAAAGTGTGTAGAACTGAAGCATCAGCGAGGAAGTTTATTGATGATCATAGAAAAGGTAAGTCCCAGGCAAAGCTTCCAGTCGATTAAAGTTACTCACCTTCAAAGTGTCCTAGTAATGTAAGACGCATCTACTCTATGCCTCGCGCTCGCAAGCAAACCGCAAATGTTGTTGCTGATGTGAAAGTTCCTGAGGTTCTTATCACTCGTCAGCAATACATTCAAGACATTAAGGTTCGCTGGGAGATTCATCAGTATGAAGTCAACAAACTTCGTGAAGATGTGAGCAAGTTGACTGAAACTGTTGCTCCTTATGTGAAAAACGCACTGGATTTTCTAACTGAAAAGTATCAGCAAATCAGTGCTAAGTATGCCACTAACTGAAGTGGAACTCTGGACTCACTGAGTCCTTTTTTTGTGGTAGAATTAAAGTTACTCACCTTCAAAGTGTCCTAGTAGTATGAGCACCAAGCAAATGCAGAACAAACATCTAGAACATCCTGAAGATTGTATCCTAACTGGCGATCTTTCTGTTCTGGATTGGTTCTCTGAAGTAGAATCTACCATCAGTGTCAAGATGGATGGTGCTCCTGCTATTGTTTGGGGTACAAATCCTCAGAATGGTAAGTTTTTTGTATGTACCAAAGCAGCATTTAACAAGAAAAAGATTCGCCTTTGCTATACTGAAGATGACATCTTTACTCATTTTGGTGGACAACCAAGGGTAACACAGATTCTCATCTTCTGTCTAGAGTTTCTGCCTCGCACTCAACAAGTGCTGCAAGGTGATTGGATTGGTTTTGGTAAAGGGTTGGATACTTTTACTCCCAACACAATTACCTATAAGTTCCCTGAGAAAGTTCGTCAGGAGATTATCATTGCTCCACACACAATCTACAGTGGTTCTGATGACATTCGTGAAATGTCTGCTGCTCCTTTGATGAGCAAACTGATCAGCACTAAAGATTGTTTGTTTGTCCAGCCTTCTGTCGAACTGAATCCTTATCGTGAAGATCTGGAGGATGTTTGTAAGTTTGCCAAGCAAATGTCAACTCTGTGTGAGTTTGTGAGCGAAAAGAAAGCATCGCAAATCAAAAAAGAGATCAATGCTTGTATTCGTGAGCAAAAGATCGTGGATGAAAATGAAATTGCAGAAAAATGTGATTGTGACAAGTATCTGATCTCTTTGTGGAAGTTGGTGAAGACAATCAAGGACGATCTGTTCCTGTTTATTCACGAAACTGATGAGATTGAATGTTTTATCAATGGCATTGATTCCTTCCATGAAGGTTTTGTGATCAGCAATAAGTTTGGTACTCTAAAGGTAGTTGATCGTGAAACATTCTCTCACGCGAACTTTACCATCGCCAAGAATTGGGGGTAATTAAAGTTACTCACCTTCAAAGTGTCCTAGTAGTATGAGAAAGACACATCGCTTCCAAACATTCAAAGAGGCACTGAACTTTTTGATGAATGAGTTTCAAATGAGTAATCAACAAGCAACTCATTTCATCTGGGACAATCAGTTCACTATGGGAACTGATCGTGCAATTTGGATCACTGAACCTGCTAACTGATTATGACTACAACTCTCGCTGAATACGCTGCACAGAAAGATGCACAAAACACAATCTACCTTAACATTGTTAAGTATGGTTTGATGTTATGTGATGCTCTTGGGCACGATGCTCCTGACAATTACTTCTATGAACTGGATAGCTCTGGTCGTAAGTATCACAAAATCTGGATGCACATTGGCGATCGTCGTGATAGCATCCATGCTTTTATTGATAAGCAAACAGGTTCAGTATTGAAACCTGCAAGTGTAAAAACACCTGCAAAGGGTGAGCGTTACAATCTCCTCTCTATTCCTTCTCGTGAGAAGTGTCTTGAGAACGCAGATTGGAGTGGATCCTACTTGTACGCACGATGAGTATTGCAATGACCGACACTATTAACGACCTTTCAGTTACAAAGTCCCTGCGACTGCTGCGTGATGGTTTCAAAAGTGAGTTTGCTACATCTGTGTTTGCAGATGAACGAACTATTGAACTCTTTGGACAACTTGCATGTGAGTTTGTATCTGCAAACATTCCTGTGATTGATGAGGAGAACCAGATGGAACTTTCTATGATGCTGTTAGAATCTTTGGAGGTTATTGCACGATGAATAATTATTACCGTGAAGAATGTGACCAGTTCTATTCTTGGTGGAACCAAAATAGAGAAAGGATTGAGAGAAACAACCTCCATTCTTTCTCTGGAATGTATAGAAACACTTTGGGACCAAAGTATTATCGAAGTGGATGGTCTTTTCGTCAAATGATTCAATCTGCGTACAAACGATGACTTACTCTAACCTCTCAAAGATTCGTCCTAAACTGCGTACAACTGGGCGTGTGTCTGGTAACTTCGGAAAATCGAAAGTTGTCGCAGGGTCATCACTCAATGACATTGGTGGTGATGGTAACATAGGAGCAACACAAGATGATTACTTGAATCGTCTGTATTATGCTTTTGATAACACCACTGATCCTAAACTTCAACGCTTCATCTATTCTGAAATTCGCAAAATCCACATTCAAAGAGGTACTTGGTAATGGCAACTTGGACAGCAGAAGTATTCGTAAACTCTAGAGTTGGTCGCATTAAAACTGAAGTTGAGGCAGCAACATTTCAAGGAGCAAAAGAACAAATCTATGCAAAGCATGGTGATGTTCAACAGATTGTAAATCTGCGTGAAGTGAGTTCTTGGGGCAACAGTTCTTCATCATCTGACTCTGGAGATGTTGGTGGTTATTTGATACTTGGTGCTATTCTGTTTGGTATTTGGTTGATTGTAGAATACTGGTGGATTGTTATACCAGTTGCTGTAATCCTTGGACTTCTTGTATGGTATGGGTCGCAGGATTAAAGTTACTCACCTCCAAAGTGTCCTAGTAGTATGAACAACACTAACATCGTTTCTGAAATCTACTCCTACCACACAAACTGGAAGGAAGGTAAAGTCAACCAGATGTGGATTGAGCAGTCTGGTGATGAGTACAAAGGGTATTCCTACGTCGCTGTTGCACACAATCCTCGCAATGGTAAGACGATGGAGATGTCCAACCCTCGCACTTCTTACCAAGAAACTCTCAAATGGGTTCGTGGTTGGTGTGGAACTTTCTGCACACTTCCTGCCTGATTGATTATGCTTACTGGAATCTTAGTCCTGGTTGCTTACTCTTTAGGAGCAGCACAAGTTCTTCTTATTCAACACTTTCTTCGTAAATGACTGACATTCGTTATTCTACTGGTGAGGAACTTGAGCAGTTCCTGTATGAGAAATGCAAGGAAGATTCTGATCTCCTCGCTACTATTATCAGTGAGTATGTGTGCTCTTTGAGCGATAGCAAACTCATTGAACTTGAGGACTTTCTTGCTAACAACTTTGGAGACGATTGATGACTACTGGTTATACACTAAATCGCGTACATTTCACTAGGGATGAAGAAACTTGTATCTTGAGGTTTCTGAATCGAGCACGAGAATGTGGGTATCCTAGTGGTAACTCTGAATGGTATTCTGTGATTGATTCTATCATTCAGAAGTATTACGATTCTGACATCAAAGAAGCACAAGTTCCCTGGTATTAAAGTTACTCACCTTTAAAGTGTCCTAGTAGTATGACTCACTACAATCCCTACGTTCAAAACCTCATCGAAATGGGTTACGATGAGAAAGATTGCCAAATGGTAGCAGCTGTTGGACAGCAAAAAGTTACCTACCCTCGTAACATTCATGGTCGCATCTTTGAGACTGAAGCAGAGTACAAAGAAGCACTTGCTGACTTCATCAATGGTCTGTGAATTAAAGTTACTCACCTTTAAAGTGTCCTAGTAGTATGACTGAAACATTCACTGTTCGATTCTGGTCTGAACATCTGGAATCCCCAGAATACATTGGACCTTTCTACACTGAAGATGAGGCACAAGATTATGCTGATGATCGCAACAGTTCGTTAGCATTATCTGGTGTTCCTTCCTGGGTTGCTTGTTACTCTGTTGTTTACTGATTATGCAATTCCAAGTTACTTACATTGAGTTCGATTTCTCCTCTGATGATCCTAACTGGGGTGATGTAGATCCTGATTATCAACAGGAAGTATTTGAGGAAACTGTTGGACAAATCTGGGAAGCAGATGATGAAGATGATCTCGTAGATGAGATTACATGTGCAACAGGTTGGTGCATCAAATCCATTGATTATCGTCACATTCTGAAATGAGAATTGCTTTTCTGATTGCTACTTTAGCACTAGGACTTCGCATTGGTCTTGCTGCACAAGCTACCACCAATGAGTATCAAGAACAGCGAGCAGAATTGTTCTGTCAAGCAGATCCAAAATACTGTAATTAAAGTTACTCACCTCCAAAGTGTCCTAGTAGTATGACAACTTACACTTCCCCACTCACTGCTAAAGTCTACGAAATTGTCGAGACTTCGCATACACGAAACGCCTGGGATTCTGAAGGCAATCTGACACCTTATGTGCAATCTGTCTTTGAGATTTACTATGAAGGTCGCAAAGTACAGTTTGCATTGTCACAAGATCGCATTGCTGACAGTGTAGCACATCTTGAGAATCCTGGTCCTGATGTATCATCTCGCTACGATTGATGGCACGAAGACTAACATTTAAGAGTCCATCTAAAATGAAGACAATTCTCCTCATTTTTGCTGTTGCGTTTATACTCTCACCTGGAGTTCGTAACATCACCTCAGGTACATTGCACACTGTAGCAGACATTATTCAACCCAATGATTGAGACCAATTTCTTCATTTTGAATGGCGAACAATACCAAGAGTTTTATACTGAAGCACAGAAGCTTGGTATGAACATTGATAGGTATTTGATGGAGTTTTGTGATGTTGAAGGACCAGATGTTTATGTGGATTAAAGTTACTCACCTCCAAAGTGTCTTAGTAGTATGAGCACTAACGACCTTCTCGATTCCATCAAACTCAGCGAGCAGCTGGCACTCGAAAACTATGAACAACGCAATGGAGTTGTTGATTATCGCTTGCCTGGAGTTTGTCATCACTACTTCGCAAAGTACGATTTGAATGGTACACGAAATGGTGAGATTTGCCTGACTTGTAAGGTTAGCAAGACTGTAAAAGGACAGTTGCGCTATACTTTCCAGGTTGATGGTAAGCGTATCGCATACAAAGAGATTTGGACTAAGTTTAATCTCTTGGGTGCATTTCGCATCTGATTTTTAATACTAACTGAAACAAACAAAATGACACTTTCTGCACCTCAACTTGCCACTCTGATTGACAACTATGCCAACTATGTGATTGATGGCATGGACATGGATGCTTTAGTCCAATTTGCTTATGACAGTCTTGTTGCTGAGTATAACAAATACAGCGAGACTGAGTTACTCTCTGAGATTGAAGAATTGTATGATGAAGAGACGCTTGAGATGTTGTTAGAAACTGCAACTGAGGATTAAAGTTACTCACCTTCAAAGTGTCTTAGTAGTATCACCACTGAAACAACCACAATGCGAGTCATCGAACGCCAAATGAATCAAGCAATCAGCAATGAGACTGATTGGAAAAAAGATAACACACAAGTTGTCAACATTGAAGGTGTATCTTTTGTCTATTTGTATAACAATCTGATTGCGATGGTAGGTGATACCTGGCTGGAATTGTTTGATGGTGGATGGAAGACTGCAACCACAAAGTCACGTCTCAATGCTATTCTCTCCGAGCATGGAAATAGCGAGTATGTTTATCAGAAAAACTTTGAATGGTTTGTATCTACTAAGTATGGAGATGTTCCTTTCAATGATGGCATCAAGTTAAACTGAATTAAAGTTACTCACCTCCAAAGTGTCTTAGTAGTATAAGCAAACAACCAACCATGACTGACCAACAACTTTCCAAGCAAATCTATCGCAATCTGTTCACTGAAGATCAGTGGGACATGATCTACAACTTTGTAGGAAATGCACTTGATGATGATGCTGAACTCTTCAATCCTGAAGATGTGTATGCCATTCGCAAAAAGATTCACGCACTGTTCAACTGAAACTCATACAAATCAA